TCACCACTCCATGCTCTCCAAGGCAGCCATTGCGTCTTTTGCGAGCCGCCAGCGTTCGACACCTTTTGTGTAAATTTCTGAGGTTTGCGCCTGAGTGTGGCCGTGGATGGTCATGATCTGGTATTGAGAGCAACCCTCTTGGGCGAGAAGGTGCCCGGCTGCCTTCCGAACGCCGTGGGCGGATCGACCAGTGAGCCCCGCGCTGTCGCACCATCTCCGAAACATAATTCCCAGAGAGTCGGTAGAGGCGAATTGCCCGCCCTTGCCGTTAAGCAGATACGTCTTGCCTTGGATCGACGCCGCGCGGGTAGCGCGATACAGCGGAGGCAACATCGGTATCGATACTTCGGCGGACCCCTTCTTGGATGGCTGCCAGCGCAGGGCCGTGACGCCTTGGATCTTTGTTTCATTCCCCCGTCCAAGCCAAATGGCATCTCCGATGCGGCAGGCTGTGAACATGAGAATGGTAAGGCATAGGTGCGGTGTGGTCCCCGGTGGGTGTCTATTTCGGAAATTCCTGAGATCGTCAGAATTCCATGGGATGGCCCCGCCCTTCCCCTGGTCTATCCTTGCGATCCCGATTGCGGGATTGACGGTGCATAGGTCGCGCTCGCACGCCCAGCGATACATTGACCGGATGCCCTCGATTATGCTGTCGGCGCGGGCCGGGGTGGAGACAAATGCGTCGCGCAGATCAACAAGCTTGGATTGCGGCATCACCATTGCATAATTCTCGTACCGTTCTGTCAGCACCTTCATGACGCCAACCCGCTTCTTGAGCGTGAGCGCAGACGCCGCTCCGGCTGCCACTTCGCGCTCCATGGCGGCAAGATGCTTCGCGGCAAGCCAGCCGATGGAGTATTTGATGGCGCGTTCTTCAGGCGTGGCCTCGGGGGTGATTATAATGCCAGCGCGCGCCGCCCGGTATACCTCGACAAACTGTGAGTGCCCTGGCTCTACGGACAGAGGTATTCGCCGTTTCTTGTCGCCCTCAACCCGTACCCGGTAGCGTGTCGCCCCAGATGGAAGTTTTTCAGCCAACAGGCCGGGGTACTTTATGTTCATGGCGGTCACGTCCAAGAGAGGGGAACCCGCCTATTCTTGGGCGATTCTGGGCTCTGCGCAATGCTGTCGGCAGCATAGTCGAATTTGACACCATCCGGCCCGACCGACACGATGCGCGCGGCGGGGTCCAGCGCCTTGACGGCTTTCCACGCGTCTTCGATCTGGCGCGGCGTCGGCATGGCCGGTGCGGCGGTCTTGGCCATGTCAGGGCCTCCCTGCGGTGGTGATGAACTCAGGATCAGAAAGCGGCGCGCGCAGCTTCGCGTCCCGATCTACATCGACGCGGGCGTCAGCGGGTGTGCATCGCCACCTCGCATCTATGACCGCCCACCAGATCGGTATAAAGCCGAACAGATTTATGCGGCGTTCGGCGATGAAGCGGCGCGTGTGCCAGCAGTGGGACCCGTCGCAGACCTCGATACGCGCTTTGCGTATACGGTATCGCATCACAGCCCCCTTTCCCCGCGCGGGGTGGGATAACCATCATGCACCACGCCATCCAACTCCCTGCCCTTGGCCTTGATCTCTTTTTGGCCGCGACCCTCCCATTGTTTGAACAGAAACGGCACGCAAGCGGCGGCGCACTGATCGCGCAGTCCCCGGAACCAGTCCGGATCGGCAGCGCGGTAATGGACACCGTTTTCCCCGCCCGTGATGACCCATTCTATCCCGCCGATATGCGCAGACAAGTCGACCGGCCCAAGAAGCGGCTCCATGCTCAGAAAGTGGATAACGGCAGGAATGGCCGTCAGATGCGCAAGCCGGTCTGCTTCTTTCTGACTTTCGACGGTCGCGCCTAGCCATACATTCGGATAGCCGCCGCACCAATCATCTGGCAGGAACCGTGCGACGTTCTGCGGGCGCTTTGTCAGAAGCAGAAAGTCCAGGTTGCGGCATTGCCGAATCAGCGCCCACAAATCTCGACGCCATGTCGGATCTATGCTCCGGTGATTGTCAAACACGTCAGCCAAGGATGCCACGAATACACGCGGTCGGTCAGGTTGGCCTTCGGCTTGTCGGTTCCATTTCGCCGGGTTGCCCCAAGTTTTCGTTCGGGTCCGTGCCGCGTGTGGACCCCAACGGCTTGGCCCGCCTTGCAGGCCGCGCTTGTCCCATGCCTCTGCATAACAATGATCACAAGCCGCGCTGACTTTGGTGCATCCGATCCACGGGTTAAACGTGTGGGTTGTCCATTCAATGCCGCTATTCTCAGCCATCAGTCTGTCACTCCGTTCTATTTCCCACTTGGCGTATTCGCCATCCGCAGCAGCACATCGGCGTGGCATGGGGCATCCAGCGGGCACCAGCATGCTAGGTCTTTGCCGCGTAGATCGGGTAGGCGGTCAAATATCTGCGCGCGACGGGCCGCAAGGTGATCCCACATGGCGCGCCTCCCTTGTCGGTTAAGGCAGTCTGGCTTCATGTCGAACGGTATGGAATAACCTTCGATCCAGATGCTGAACATCTTTGCCGCATCCTCCGCCGTCAGATCGCGCGGCAAGTGATACTCCGTCTTTGCGCCATCCAGCGTCAGGGTCACGCGCCCCGGTGTGCCGACGATCCAAGGGTTTCCGAAGTCGCCCGGACGGCACACGCTCATGGCGCCCTCGGGCATCCGCCAGCCTTTTGTGCGCTTGCGCTGAATGCGTTTCGGTGCTGTCATTGGTCTGCCTTCCCTGAAAGCGCGCGGAGAGTGGCGTGGATCACGTCTTTCGTGGTATCCCACGTCAGCAATCGTTCCTCCCAAACCTCTTCGCCGTCCTCATCAAAGACTCGGGTGTTGACGCGAAACTCCCCCATAAGCACCGGCTTCAAAATATCGAAGATCGGGTTCGGGCAGGCATCCATAAGTACCTTCGCCGCGTCCTGCACAGTCACGCTATCCCGCCCCCGATGTTCGGCATCTGCAAGCATGGCGCCCAAGGCGGCGCGGGCGTCGGCTGGGGTCAGGGCGCGGATCAGCGATGATTGGTAGGCCGATGTTTCCCGCCATGCGTCGTCGTGGGTTTGCGCCGCCGCCTCATATGCAGCAGCCACAAGCGCGCCGGATAGGTCGGAGCGGGTGTTCCACTCCGATGCGGCAACAGCCTCGGACATGGTTCCGCACTCCATATGGTGCCGCTTGCCGCGCTCATTTGTGCACCACACCGAGTAAGTCTCTTGGGCCATGGAGCCACCAAGCAGGCGAGCCGGTTTTCCGCAGAACGGACAGGACTTCAATTCAGGCGTTGTCATCGTCTTGCTCCCTCATGGCGCGAATATCCCGCACGATCTGCTGAGCTATGGTAGCTCCGGTCAAGTCGCCGTTCATGCGGGCCTCTGCGGCGTGGCTGTCGGCAATCTGCGCGCAAAGATCGAAGGCGGCGGCGAGGTCGCGCGACAGGTTGTCGCGTTCGATGGCCAGTGCGCGCGTCTTTCTGGCCCAAACGTGGTTGTCGCTGGCATCCATCATTTCGGCCTCGCGCATCATTGCGGCGGTGCTTGTATCAGTCATGTCGTTATCCTTCGAGTGCAGCGAGACAAGCGGCGAGCCGTTCCGGCGTTAGTTGGTCGGCGGCATGTCGCAGCGCAGCCATCGGATCAGCCTTTGCGCAAGCGTCAAGGCGTTGCGGCGTTAGTTTCCCTGCGGCGTATTGCAGCGCAACCCACGGCTCAGCCTTTGCGCAGGCGTCAAGTCGTTCCGGTGTCAGCTTGTCGGCGGCGTAGATAAGCGCGTACACCGGATCAGCTTCGGCGCATGCGTCGACCAACTCAGGTGGCAGCAAGTTGGCTGCATATTCCAGCGCAACCCACGGCTTTGCCATGGCGCAGGCGTCGATCCGTTCCGGCGGCAGCAGATCTGCGGCGTAGACCAGCGCGCTCCACGGGTCAGCTTCGGCGCATTCGCCGCAGGTTTTTCCGATGTGCTCCAGCGTATCGTCGTAAGCCCCACAGCGGATAAGTTTGGCGGCGTGGTCGCCGGTGAAAGTCGCGGTATCAGACCAGTCTAGGGACGCGGTGGGTGTATCGGTCATGCTACTGTCTCCTGCGTGAGGGCCAAATGCCCACAGTTTGCCTGGGCCAATGCCGCAGCAAGCGGAGGGCAAACGCTGTTCCCGCAGCAGCTGACCTGCACGTCCTTGGTGAACGGCGCGAAGGTCCAGTCGCCGTCCTGTTCGCGCCAAACGCCGTCGATGACATAATCAGGCGGAAAGCCTTGGGCGTTGAACAACTCGCGGGGCGTCAGCATTCGCAGGCCAATGTCCACGACCACGAAAGTCTCTCCTCTGCGCGTGATCGTGACGAACTCGTCGCCATCCCATGCGCCATGCGCGCGCAGGAAGTCGGCCACTTGGCGGGCGAGGTCGTGATGCTCCGGCGTAAACTCAGGATCGGACAGAGAGGCTTCCACATGTGCGAAACGGTCGCGCACGGTGACGGTGTGAGCGGGTTCATCCATCTTCGCGCCGTCGCCTGTCCCGTAGTATTTCGCGAAGAACGCCGCGATCGGGGTCTGGTTGCTGCCTGAGGACGTTACGGTCGACAACGGCGCGTCGGCAGGATGTCCTGCGTGGTCGGCCATGCGCGGCCCGCCGTTCTGTTGCGCGATGAAGGCCGCGCAGGCCGCGTGCTTGATGCCGCCAGCGACCACGGTGCCGAGCGGTTGGTCGATATCCAGCGCCCGCGGCGCCTGGCCTGGGCGCTCACCGTAGCCGGTCTGGATCAGCGTCGGGATGATCACCGCGTTCTGATCCTTGCGGCTTGCGCAGATCGTGTGGTGCGGCGCGGTGATGGGGCGCGATTTGCCACCCTGCTGGGCGTAGGTCAGGACCGGCGCGACGACTGCGCTGTGCCCGCCGCCGGCCAGCACGGTCGGGTGCGGCGCATCAGCTGCCCGGTCGCGTCGGGCCGTGCCTTTCAGGGACAGTAGGGACGGCGCGATCAGGGCATGCCGGTTGTCGACAGTGACTCTGCGCAGCGGATCTTCCAGCGTGGCAGATCTGACGCCGGGTGCCTCGTCGTGCCCGTAGTAGGTCGCGAGAGCGGGGGCCAGAATGCCCAGCGGGGCCGCGCCGCCGGGGCGCTTTATGTAGCTGTTCGCGGTGACGGTCGGCATCGGCGCCGTCATCGGCGATCCGGTCGCGCCGCTGTTGAAGCGGGTGACCGAAGCCGCGACCAAGGCAAAGCCGCTGGAGCTGGTCACAGTGCGCGTAGGTTCCTTTATGTCCCATGCGTTGGGCCCGCGCCCCGTAGTCTTGCTGTTGGCGACATTCGTCAACGTCGGCACTATTACGGCCTTTTCGCCGCGGTGTGCTCCGGTGATCGTGCGCAGCGGAGCGGCTGCGGATTCGGTACGTCCGCCATGGGTCAGATTCACCAAGAATGGCTCATCGGCATCCAGCACATATCGCTTCATCCCGCGCGCCACGCGGGCAAGGGTGTTGTCGGCCAGCGGGCGCTTGGCGCGCAGGCCCAGCTTTTCGAAGATCTGGGCGCTGGAATCGAAGATTGACGGGCATGGCTGCGACCAGTCGATGCATTCGGCTGCTGTGCGCCACGGCTTGAGATTGCCACTTTTCACGGCCTCTGAGGCGGGGTCACCGTGCGTCGGCGCAGGCCAGGTGATGGGCAGCCCGTCAAAGCGTATGATCACGAACAGACGCTTGCGGATCGTGGGCGCGCCATAGTCGCAGGCGCGCAGCTCGCGGCGTTCGATCTTGCCGCCAAGCCGCTTGAGCGCCTTGCTCCATCTCAGGAAGGTCTCTCCCTTGCGTTTCGGACATGGCATCAGGCCACGGTCGGTCTCGATCAGCGGGCCCCAGCCTGCGAACTCCTCGACGTTTTCCATCATCACCACGTCGACGCGCCCGCCGCTTTTCTGAATGCGTTCGATCCAGCCGGGAATGATCCACGCGAGATCCCGGATGTTGCGCGCCACGGGCTTGCCGCCCTTGGCCTTGCTGAAATGCTTGCAATCGGGCGAGAACCACATCAGGCCGATGTGCCTCCTTGCCAGATGGTCCAGAGGATCGACCTGAAACACGTTTTCCGACAGGTGCAGCGTTTCGGGATGGTTTGCCGCATGCAGCGCCAACGCCGCTGGATTGTGATTGATCGCGATGTCAGGGCTGCGCCCCAGCGCCATCTCGATGCCGGTGCTGGCGCCGCCGCCGCCTGCGAAGCTGTCGACGATCAACGGGCGCGCCTCGGTGACGGGATCGACTGTCGGAAAAAGGAAGAGGTCTCTCACGAAAGCTCCTCCTGTCGTGCGCTGTGGCGGGCAAGCGTCATCAATCGCCCGATTACAGAATTATGCGGACGGCCAAGCCTGCGGCCCATTTCGCACCGGCTGACGCCTTCCGCGGCCCACCTGAGCAGTTTTTCGTCTTCATCGGCAGAGAACCGGCGAACCTGATGATCGCCGCGCGTCACAACTTCGGGCCCGCGCAGGCCAACCGGATGCTTCTTCCCGTCTGGCAGGTCCGCGCCGAGCTTTAGGCAATGCCAGTATACAGCGCCACGAGACATGCCCGTGGCGCGCACGATCTGCATGATGCTTTTGCCGCACTCACGCATTTCGACGGCCCGCTGGATGGCCTCGGGGCTATGCCGTTTGCGGGTCACCCCCACATCCTCCACCCCAGCCACGCCGCCAGCCCGAGGCAGGTCAGCACGACGCAGATCAGGCACCAGCGCGCCGCCGCGCCGGTGGGGTCGTCGTTGAAGAACACCGGCGTGTCGAGGTAGCGGCGCAGCTTGTCGCCGGAATGCGGGGTTTCGATTGGGGGATTTCCGTGCGGCTGGCGGCGCATGTGTTGCGCTATGTCCAGGCTGCTGCTGTTGGGGTGCAGGGTGTCGAAGGGGCCGGACATGGGGAGGTCTCCTCTGGCTGATGGGATGCCGCCCCGCGTGGGGACGGTCACCGATGGGTCAGGCTTCGGGCGAGCCCTGAAAAATGGGGAGGTCAGTTGCCTCGCGCGCGATATTCAGCGCCTCGTCGAAAGCGGCATCGAACACCTTTTCGGGGTTGTAGACCGACAGGATGAACTTCACCGCGCTTCCCGCCTTGCGATAGCGAAAGCGCACGGGCATGCGGTATGGCGCGCCGTTCAGAAAGACCGGGATCGTGATGATTATGAGGTTCGGCACGCTGAGCGGCTTGCCATCAGCATCCTTGTGTTCGTTCAGGAATTGGATCTCGCTTTCGCCGGTGTCGCGGTTGGTTTTCACCGTCAGGTCGCTGGTTTCATACACCTGAAAGCGACGCGACATGGCCAGCAGCTGGCCGAGCTGACCATACCGGCCCTCGATCTGCCGGGCGGTCGCGATCAGGCGATTTTCCCAAGGCTGGTGGCTGTCTTTTTCGACCATGCTCAGCACTGCGGGCGTCGGGTCTGCGATGTCCTTGGCGTTGGATTCGATGAACTCACCCATCTCGTCCTTGTCCAGCGCGCGGCCGGAGATCGCCATCCACGCATCCCATTCCTTGGAAAGGGGGAAGCTGTAGATGGCGCGGTGGTGGCAATGGCGCGCGGTCGCATCGCCTGCGGGGTCGATCGGGTCGATCGGGCCCGCGGCGTGGTAGTCGGCGATGCAGGTCAGTTTCGGCGCGGCCATGTCGGGATTGGCGAACATCGCGGAGGTGTCGCCCTTGAAGCGATTGGCCCACAGGATCAGGCTGTCCAGATCCTTGAGCTGGGCGGTGCCGGTGCGGCGGGCCGGTTTCAGGAACTCCAGCGCCGCGCGGTGATGCTGCGTCAGGTTCTCGATATTGCGGTGCGTCGGCAGGGTGACCAGGTGCGCCCTGGTCAGGTCAAGAGCGGGTGGCGTTTCGACCGGATCGTGGTGGCTGATCTCGGCCATGATGTCGCGCATGGTTTCGGCGGAATTGTGATGGGTGGACAGATCTTCGGGCATTGTCGTCTCCGTTGGCAAGAAAGGGGGGTGGGATCAGTCGACGTCGCGGACTTCGCCGGTTTCCGGGTCGAAATCGGTGACATCCCGGACGGGCTGGTGCATCCGGGCCATCATCGGGCTGTAAAGCGTCAGCTCGCCTGCATCGTTGATGTACGCGCCGGCGCTGCTCTTGGGCTTTTTCGGCGGCTTGAAGGTCACCTGTGCGCCCATGCCCACGTCGCCAGCGTTGCCGACCGCATATTCGATGGTCAGCGACATGCTGCCCTGACAGCCCTTGGGCCCGTGGGTTTCAAGGTGGTCGGTCAGATCCTGCATCAGATCCTGATGGCGGGTCATCACATCGGCCAGAAAGTCGCCGCCATCGAACAGCGTCAGGATCTGTTCCAGCGTGCGCATCTTGTAGGGGTCTTGCGGCTCGGGCCTGTTGATCTGGGCCGGAGGCTTTTTGTTCGCCATCACTGGGAATCTCCTTTTGGGTGTGGTGCTACCTTCGTCTGCGCGCGTATTGGGGCGGCAATCACGCGGCAGAACGGGTGATGTCTGCCAGCAGGTCAGAGGCAATCTGGCGGTCGGCATAAGTGGCCTGCGGGTGGTCCAGCGCCACCTCGCAGGCCGACGCGACGGTGGCGATGTCGTACCGCGCCGCGTCTGCCATGACCTCGCAGGCGTACCAGAGCACGCGATCTTCGTGCCCGGTCGGTCCGTGAGTGGTGCGATGGGTCATGGCTGGGTGTCCTGATAGCGCATCCGCCAGGAGTGGAGTGCGCCGGTGGCGTTTCCGCCGTGAGCACCGCCGTTCACGCCCTGCAGATTGACGCCAAGATCGGTCTTGTGAACGGTGATGCCGAATGCCGGAGCTTCGGCCAGAAGGCGGGCGGCAAGTTCGTCTTCGGCGGCGGAGATGAGGTTTGCGAAGGCACGGTAGGCGGCGCGCTGGCTGGGCGTGGTCCGTGCGGGCCAGTCGTGGGGAATGTCGGTCATGCCGCGTCGCCGCCGTGCAGGCGTGCGACGACGGCCGCGCGGATCTTGCTGATTGCGCGGACGTGTATCCTGTCGACCTCGGACAGGGCGGGGGCGGGCGGCAGGGGATCGGGATCGCCTTCGACGATGACCTCGACAAAGGGGGCCTCAGGGATGGGGGAGGCCGTGCCGGGGTAGTGGCTGGGCCTGTCGGCCAGCAGCCGCTGCCGTTCGGGGGTGATCGGCTGGCCATGCGCGGCCTTTGCGTCAAGCCAGGCGAATTGCACGGCCGCCGGCGCGCGGTGGGTCAGGTCCGGGGTGCAGAGCGTTTTGGCGAGCCCTGCGAATTTCGTGGGAATGAGCATCGCTGCCTCCATCGGGGTTGATGGCTTGCAAGATGAAGGGAAAAAATTCCCTAGTCAACATAAATGGGAAATAATTCCCCAAAAAAGTTGTTAACCACGCGTGCCCCGGTTAGGGTGGGGCGCGCCGGATGGTTTGGCGCAAAGCAAAAGGCCCGGCCAGAGGGGGGGGGGGGGGGGGGGGGGGGGGGGGGGGGGGGGGGGGGGGGGGGGGGGGGGGGGGGGGGGGGGGGGGGCGAGAACGCCATGGTAGAATCGGAGTCAATATGACCAAAATTCCGTATGAAGAGGGTGCGCGGGTGGATCTTGGGGTTGATCGGGTTTGCGGCAGCAGTCCTGACGATCGATTCTTGGCTTCGGGATCGTGATTTGATGAGTTGGCAGGTTCATGCTGAGAATCTGCTCGGCAGGGTGGTCGACCCGTTGGCGAGGTTGCTTGAGGTGTCGTGGAGTGCGCTGGTGGTGCTCTCTATGGCTATCTTGCTCTACGCACTTTGCGATTTGGCGGTCCGCATAGTTTTGGCTTACATCCGATCTGCGCCCTCAGTCTTTATCAAGATCAAGTGGATGCTAATCATGTCGGAATTCCTTTCTAAGGGCGAGGCGCTCAAGGTGATCGAGGGCTCGGATTTCGTTCAATCGCGGTTGCCCTCATCCCGCAAGCTGAGACCCAGTGCTTTCGCCTCAGTTGCCGCGTCAATACAGGAGATGTATGGAGGGAGATCCCAGCGCGACCAGATGGTGGAACGCCAGTTCCTGCGGAACGTATTGGCGCAGTTCGAAGCGCAGAGATCGAACGACTGTACCGAAGAGGGGTATCGCAAGCAGGCGCTTGATGATTGGTTGGAAGCCCTGTTTGCCTATGAAGTAAAGGATGAAATGGGCGATATTCCCAACGTCTAAATTTACAGGTGGGTGGGGCACGGCTGGCCGCGCCTCACACCTTCCTCGCAAGCTCCGCAGGCCATGCCAAGCGCACGCGCGCGGCCCATTTCAGTTTCTTGTTCCACATGGTGTTGGCGCCGGGGTTCAGGGAAATCAGATGGAACATTCCCGGCTTGTCGCCCGCCTTGACCTGTTTGACCCATCCCATGCCATCCTCGTCTTCAACCACACAGCGGTGGCCGATCACGTCGCTGGGGACGCCATCGGGCGTGTCGCGGGTGTAGAAGATCAGGTCGCCCGCGCTGTACACGGGTTCCATGCTGTCGCCTTCGACCTCGACCGCGACGACGCCGCGCGGGGGCAGGCCGGGCGGGCATTCGACCTGGGGGCCGTCGCCCTTGGCGTAGGCGTCGAAAACCGGCACCTGGGCGCCGGCGCCGACTTTGCCTGCGATGGCGATGGTGGGGCGTGCAAGTGGCGCGGCGCCATCGCCCTGCGCGACGATGTCTTCGATTGTCATTCCCAACACGGCCGCAATATTCCGGGCGGTGAAAAGTCTAGGTGACGCTTCGTCGTTCTCAAACATTTTGCGAATGGCAGATTGGCTCAACCCAGCCTCTTGCGAGACTCTTGCGGGTTTGAGGGCGGGATTAGCAGCGAACACTGCCTTCAAGCCCTGAATGAATGGATCAACGGTCATGGGCATACATTCCCACGTTCAACAAAACTGCGCGACGGGAATAAATTCCCTTGCAAGTGTGGTAATGTTTTCCCATAACTATGCGCATGGAAGAGCTGATCGCATACGTCGAGGCCTACGCGGCCTCTGTGAACCGAAAGCCGCAGTGGGTCTTGCGAGAGGCCATCGGTGCGGGCTGGAAGGAATGGGAATCGTGGCGTGCGGGCGAGTCCAGCCCGACGATGATCCGCGTGGATCGGCTGAAAGCGTACATCGCCGCGAACCCACCGAGGGAGGACGCCGCATGAGCGATCATCTGAAACTGGTGGTATCGAATCCATGTTCCGAGCCTGACTCGGCCGCTGGACTCGCGTCGCGGTCCAATGATTTGTCCAAGGGTCTGGCCAAAGAATTGGACCGCTATCGGATGCAGGTCATCGCGTCCGAAATCTGGTCGGACTGGCTGCGGTTGGAATTTCCCCGCCCCGAAGATGTCGCGGTGTTTTTCGGGGTGCGCAGCAGCAGCGCCTGGAACTGGTGGAACGCCAGCACGCGCCCGACTGCCGACAAGGTGATGATCGCGGTGCTTGAGCGGCCCGGATTTCTGAAACATCTCGCCGCCGCGGTTGCGGTGGATCAGCGGAGGGCCGCGTGATGCCCGCCGCAACGAACACGCATGCCCGACCTGTCCGGGCCTGTCAGGCGGGGGTACAGGCCCTCCGCCACCTGGCGCGCGGGGCTTTGTCCCTTGGCCGGTTCCCCTCCTCCCCAGAGGCTGGCCAGCTCCGCGCGTCTTTTTGCATCCCGGCGCGGCGGGTTATCCGCGCATCCCTGTTGGACCTTCCCCCGGCGCCGGTGGTGTCGGGGGCTTTTTCGGGGATGTGAGCATGGAATACGGATCAAAGCGCCTGATTATTCTGGCAGAAATCAGCCGGAACCCGTTCCGCAGTGCCCCTGAAATCGCCGCAGCTGTCAACTGCTCGGAAATGTACGTCCGGTCGGTCGCGTCGCGTCGCGGCGTTGTCTACGGGCGGCACCTGATTGAAGTCGCCCAATCCGGCAATCTCGTCTGGCTGCAGCGTGAGGCCGACCGGCTTGGCGTCAGCGTGCCAGACCTCATCAACCTGATCGTGACCGACGCGCGGCTGGATGCGGAGGAGGCTGCCTGATGCGGCGGTGGAGCGCGCCAGACAATGCGGGCCGCGCCGAAGATGAGCGGTTCCTTGAGGCGATGCACCGGCATGAGGTTGATGGGATGAGCTTTGCGGTTCTTGCCCGCGATCTGTGCCGGAGCCGTGCGGCGGTGTGCGGCATGTTCAAGCGGGTGCGCGATGCCGAGCAACCCTGCCAGTGTGTGAATCCGGAAAACCGGGATGGCGGGATGCCGCCGCGCTGGTGGCGGAAATGCCCATGACTGGTGCTGCGCCCCTCGTGATGCTTGCCCGGCGCGCGTTGCCGTTCGGTCCGTTGACCCTGGAGTTGATGCGCAGTGCCTGCGGCGCGCGCAGCTGGGCGCTGCGGACGGCGCCGTCGCCCGGCATGGGCGCCCGGCCTCAGCTTTTGACGAATGGATTTTGCGACAGTGCCCGCGACCGCCGCGCGTTGGCGGGCCAGCTGCGCGCGATCGCGGACGCGGTGGAGGATTGGCCGTGACCTCGCCCCGGAGCGTGGCTGCGGCAAAGCGCGCAGCCCATATCATGCGCCTGAGCCGTAAAGGTCTGAGCATTGCCGCCATTGCCGCCGAGGTGGGTTGCCAAAGGGCAACGATCAATCGGGCGCGAGCAAAGGCTGGTTTCAAGGCCGATCGCACGGGTCCGCGCGTGGCGAGCGACGATCAGATCCGCGCCTGCGTCGCACGAGGCGTGCTTGACAAGGTCGGTGCCGCCGAGCTTGGCATGAGCACATGCTATTACGCCAAGCGACGGCGGGGGTTGGGGTTGGCGGCAAATGGGCAGCCCGGTCAGCGCCCCGCCGTTTCTGATGATGACATTCGTGACTGTCATCGGCGTGGACTGACCGATGTGCAGGCGGCGGCTGCGCTTGGGTATTCCACCGCGCACTTCGCATTTCGGCGGAATCGGCTGCAACTGGCGGCAAACAAGCTTCGCCGCGCGGCACCCACGCCCGGCCATGATCGCTTGAAGGTGGCGGTCCCTTCGGCTCCCCGGCTCGATGTCTGCGAGGCGGCGCTGGTGGCCGGAGCTGTGCGCCGGGCGTTCGATTTGAACCCGAAGAGGGCAGAGGTGCTGCGCCTGCTGGAGCCGCTTGTGGCGCGTGAGATGAGGCGCTGTGCATGAGCGATCCGCCCGAAATGCTGGCCTTTATCGCTGCGGCCACGGCGTTGTCACTGCGCCGCGGCGGCATGCGCGTCTGTGGCGACCATATCGCGGCGCTTGGGCACGCCATGCCCCTGTGTCCGACAGACGGGCCGCTGCGAGACGCCCTGAGCGCCGGTCAGGCGGTCGTGTCGGCGCGGGCGGCGGCGGATGAGTTTGCGTTCGACCAAGCGCGCACTGCGCTGAGCGTGGCGCTTGCGGCGTATTGGGGTGGCCGCGCCTTGGGTCTGCATAGCGCGGTCGTGAGGGGTTGAGACTATCGGTTTTACTGGGGGGATGCCGTGACAAGGGCAGCTCGTGAGCAGGACATGACGGCGCCGGAGGGGCGCCACCTGATCGCTTCGGGCGACTGGGAACGGCTGCGCTACGGTTGGGTCGAGGCGGTGTGCTGTGATGCCTCTGTCGGGGCGCAGGCACAGGTCGTGGCCTATGTTCTTGCGATGCGCTACGCCAACCGCCACACCGCGCAATGCGACCCGGGCCTGCCCGAGTTGGAGGGCACCCTGGGGCGCAGTCGGTCGACCCTGAAGCGGGCGATTTCCGAGCTGATCGACGCCGGTTGGATCACCCGTGTGGTGGGCCGTGGGCGCGGCAATCGGAGCGGGTACGGGTTTCTGACGCGGGCGCGAATCGTGTCCCTAAAAGGGGTCAGATCCGGGCCGAAAAAAGGGTCCGCAGATGACCCCTTTTATGGCGCGGAAAAGGGTTCAGATCCGGGCTGTCAAGAAAAACAAAAGGGGTCAAATCTGACCCTAAAAGGGGTCAAATCAGGACCTCCCTATAATATAGCTAAAACATGTAAGAACCATAGGGGCACCGACCTGCCCCAAAATCTTTCCGACAACCCGATGGTGATCCGCGATTCGCAGCGCGCCGTCGAGCGGTTCCGGAGCGGCCACGCCGATGCCTTCGACGGGCTTCAGGTCTGGGTCATCAATCACATCATCGCCGCGAACCTGCTGACGCCCGAAGAGCGTGAGCGGTCCGGGCTGGGCTGAGAAAGGGCAGAGCATGACCGAAGGGCAGATCGTCGCTGAAACGAAGCGCGACCGGGTGCGGCGGATCCTGATCGAACCGCTGACCGAATGGGGCTTTCGCAAGCCGGGCAACATCCGGGCGGATCGGTTCGATGGGTTCATGGTCTCGCTCTGCGACGGACTGGGGTACCTTTCCGAAGAGCAGCTCGACACCCTGCGCGTGGCGCTGCGGACGCGGGGCGAGGGCAAGGATCGCCGGGGCTGGCCGCGCATGGCGACGATCGCGGCGTTGGCGGAGGCGATTGCGCCAAGGCCGATCGAAGAGATCCCGGCAATACGGCGCTGGTTCGCATCGGTCGAAGGGCCGAAGGCGGCGAAGGATGGCGCGCTCGTGGCGCAGTTCCTGTTCTGGGAAAAGTTCAAGCGGCCGCCGCTGACCGATGGCGACCGCCGCGCGATCCGCGACAAGGCGCGCGACCTGGACAGCGGCGTGCGGGTCCGGCGGGACCGTGAACGCCGCGGGGTGGCGAGTGCCGACGACCTGCGCTGGCTCGACTGGCACGGCGGCATCGAGGTGCGCGCGGTGGCGCTGGTGAGCGAAGGGGCAGCGGCATGATGGGTGGGGGCCATGAGCAGTTTGCAGTGGCAAAAACCCGGCCCGGGCGCGCTGGAAAGGTGCCGGTCGCGATCTGGGATCTGCTGGTCTGGGCGTTCCAGGTCGAATGCGTTGGGCTGGACTTTGACGAGATGGGCAGCACGTCCGGCGCGCGCCCCGGCGTGGGGATGGAATACATCCTGATGAAGCGCGGCGATCTTGGCTGCACCATCGACGGGGGTGGTCGGTCCGATCCGCATCCCGACGCGGATCTCGTGGCCTCGGCGGTGTCGTGCCTGCCCGAAGGTTGCGGGGGGCGCGGCATGGCTGCCTGCATTGCCGAGTTGGCGCGACTGGGCCGCTGGCCGGACCAGTGGCAGCACATGACGCCGAGTTGTGAGCCTGCCGCGTGGAAAGATCATTGGCGGGGGCGCTTTGCAGAGAAATCAATCTGGGATGGGCCAGGGCGTTGGCCGGCAAACCAGATTGGGCGCGACGATGGGTATTGTTGCCGTGTCGTCTTCACCGGCATGGCAGCAGAGCAAGCGCGGGCACGGCGGGCCTGGTTGAACTGGTGGGGCGCTTTGCTTGAACTGCGGTGCACCTTCCAGATGCGCTGCGATCTGACCGGGTTCATGATCACCGACGAGATGCCGCCGCGCGCGCCCTGGAAGAAAAGGTCTTGACCAAATGTAGGATCGTTGACATCGTGCAAGCGAACCGAAGCGCGCCCGGAGCAGAGATGCTACCGGGCGTTATTCGTTTCCAGTGTCGCTGCTTTCGCCGCAATCGGCGTAAGGCAAGAGATTTACACTCTGAAAATCAGGGCAAACTTGCGGTCGCACATACCCTCGACGGGTCCTTTCTGGGGCTGTGCGTATACGGGGGCGCAGAGCGCAGAGGTTTTGCGGAGGTAAACGTTCCACAAAGCCTAAACTAAACAACAGTTTAGCGGGCAAAAAGCGGTTTAGAGAGGCGATGGAATAGGCGGCATGCGCGATCTGGTGACCACGACAGAACTGGCGGGAAAGCTCAAACTTTCCAAAGGCCGGATCAGCCAGATGGTTTCCAAGGGGCAGCTTGCTGGCTGCTATGACGGCGACGGGCGCGCCCGTCGCTTTGACCTGTCGAAGGTGGCGGAGAAACTTTCAGGGCGACTCGATCCGGGTCAGCTGATGGGGAACGGGTCGCAGACCAAGCGCGCGCTTCGCGACATCGCCTCTGCTAGCGATGAGCCGGAGTCGAAGCGACCGGCCGATTCCAGCCCGCTCGCCCAGCGTGATTCAGACCGCTACGAGATGGCGCGGACGCAGAAGGTCGAGGAAGAGGCCCGGCGTCTGCGGCGGCAGAATGCGGAGGATGCGGGACGCTTCGTCTTGGCGTCGAGCGTCGAAGCGCAGGTGCGCAGGCAGATGGCAAAGGAGGTTGCCCAGTTTGAGACGATGCTGCGGGATGGGGCGCGGCGGGTCGCAGATGAGATGGGAGTTGATTACCTGCAGGTGCGGCGCTGCCTACTGGATGTCTGGCGGGCTCATCGCGGGCAACGCTCCGATGGTCTGGCCGATGAGGCCGCTGCTGCAGCGATGTCGGACGATGAGCGCGATGCGGACTTCTGAGGGCTACTTGGCGGCAGCCGAGCGGATCGTGCTTGCCGCTATGTCGGGTGCCATGGCGCCGCCGCCGCCGCCCGACATCACGCGCTGGTGCGAAGAGAATATCGAGTTCGATGAGCGGTCGCCGATGCCGGGGCCGTTCCGAATCGATCGGTTTCCGTTCCTGCGCGAGATCCACGAAGTTCTTAGCCCGGAGCATCCGGCGAGGGATGTGACAATCCGAGGCAGCGCCCAGTGGGGCAAGACGGTCTCGATCGTCAATCCGGTGGTTGCTGCCTGGCACGAATACGGCCCGCTCGACAGCCTGGTGGTCCATCCGACAACCAGCGCGGCGACTGAGTGGGTCGATAACAAATGGTTACCGATGCGGCGACAGGCCCCGAGCTTGCGCAAGATTTTTGGCGATGGGCGGGGCGGCGACAACAAGGATGCCAAGTTCAATCAGGAGACGTTGAACCGCAACGGATCGTTGAAGATCACCTCGGCGGGGTCTCCGGATGACCTTGCTGGCACCTCGCGCCGCCTCGTGGTCCTGGATGACCTCGCCAAGTTCGAGATGACGCCGAAGGGCGACCCAGAAGCGCTGGCTGGCAGCCGGGCATCTGGGTTCGAGGATGCCAAGATTTTGCGGGTCAGCACACCGCAGATCTCGGGAACGTGCCGGATCAGCAAGGCCTATGACCGAGGCGACCGGCGGCTGTATTTTGTCCCGTGCCCTCACTGTGGGCACCGGGCACCGCTGACTTGGGAGAACTTTCTGCGCAACCTCGACCCTGAGCGCCTGCATGCCGCTTGCTTCAGCTGCGATGACTGTGGCGGGGTCATCGGCCACGCAGACAAGGAGCGGATTGTCGGGGCCGGAAATTGGGTTCCGCAAAACGCGGCGGGGGATCACCCCAGCTTTCACCTGTGGCGAGCATATGCGCCGCAACGGGACTGGGCATCGATCGGCATCGAGTACGCGCGCGTCATGGGCTGGACCAGCGTCTCTGTCTCGGGTGAAACCGAGGATGCGATCCGCGAACAGGTCGAGGCCGGAACCGAGCAAACGTTCTGGAACGATGTGCTGGGCTTGCCGTTCCAGCAAGCAAGCAAAGGCCCCGATTGGGAAAAACTGCGCGATCGGGTCGAGCACGCGCCCGAAGAGGATCAGCGCCCGCGTGGCATTGTGCCGGCGCGGGGTGTGATTCTGACGGCGGGCGTCGATTGCCAGCTGGATCGCACCGAGGTGCATGTCGTTGCCTTTGGCCCGGATAACCGGCGCTGGTCGGTGGATTACATGGTGATCCCGCATCACATCGGGGATCAAGAGGGGCGCGAGGCGTTGGATGCGATCCTGAAAACGACCTGGCGTACCGAGCGTGGCTTGCGTCTGCCGCTCGACATGATGGCTATCGATGTCGGTACCTACACTGACGATGTTTGGGCCTTCGGCAAGCGGCACCCGTGGAGCCGTGTGATACTGGTGAAGGGGGCGACCAGCCAGACCGGTCCGGTGCTGCTACCGATGAAGTTCGAGCGGCGCAGCGACGGGAAGGCGAAGCGGCGTCAAAAGCGGGCGTTCATGTTGAACGTCAGCCAGATGAAGGCCGATTTCTATGGCTGGCTTGGCAAGGATGACCCTGTCGAGCGCGGCTTTGTCCATTTCCCGGTCGGGATGGGCGACGAGTATTTCCGGCAGATCACCTCTGAGGTGCGCGTGTTGAAGCGTGGCCGTACCGGCGTGGTCACCAGCTCATGGGAACTGGCCGAGACGACGCGCCGGAACGAAGGCCTCGACACGATGATTTACGCCGAGGCTGCGGCCCGCCGGAAGGGCTGGACCTCGATGACGGCAGAACAGTGGGCGCTGCTGGATGCGGAGCGCTCTGCAGCATCGGCTGACGCCCAGCCGGATCTGTTCGATGCAGAGGCCGCAGTGCCGGTCACGCCCGCGCCCCAGGCAGAGACGCTGAAGAAACCCGAACCTAAACCCCGTGCGACAGCGCCGGGCGACGATTGGCTGGGAGGCCGAGGAAGCGGATGGCAGTGAATTACGACAGCGCGATCGAGGCGCTTGAGACCGCCATGGCCTCGGGCACGCTCGAAGTCGAGTATGACGGCAAGCGGGTCAAATATCGCAGCCAGACAGAGCTGCTGTCAGCGCTGTCCTATTTCCGATCGCAAAAGCGCGCGCAGGCTGGTGTGCCCGCCGTGGGCGTGTCGATCGGCGCGGTGTATCGCAGCTGATCATGGCAAACATTTTGACGCATATCGCCCCGGCCTTTACGGCCCGGAGGGCAGAAGCGCGCCTGCGTGTCGCCCAAGCGGAACTGAACATGGCTGCGGTCGCAAAGCAGGCCGAGTTGGTGCAGTCCTATGATGCCGCGCGCGTTGGTGGCCGTATGTCTGGCTGGGCCCGCCCACACACGTCGGCCACGACAGAATTGCAGGGCGCGCTGCCGTTCCTGCGTGCCTCGGCCCGTGACCTTGTGCGCAACTCGCCCCACGCGAGCCGCGCGGTGCGAGTGCTGTCGACGCACATCGCCGGAACCGGGGTTCGCCCCCGTGCCAAGCCGGTCAGCCAGGACAAAGAGGCGCGCGAGGCTGTGTCGCGCATCACCCGCGACCAGTGGGAACGCTTTGTCGAGAACGTCGACACCGAGGGTCAGATCGACTTCTTTGGCCAGCAGCGGCTGCTGATGCGCGCTGTGGTCGAGGGCGGCGAGGCGCTGCGGATCTGGACGCCGGTTGCGCAGGATGGGCGGCTTTTCTGGCGCGCGACGATTGTCGAGGGGGATCTTCTGGATCATCAGAAAACCGAAATGCTGTCGGACGGCGGCCGGATTGTGCAGGGGATCGAGTTCGACGCTGCCGGGCGTCGGGTGGCTTATCACATGCACCGCTGGCATCCCGGTGAGCGGTATTTGCCGGGCGGGTTCACCTTTGACCTGCAGCGCGTCCCTGCGGCCTTTGTCGATCATGTCTTCGAGGTCCTTCGCCCTGGTCAGGTGCGAGGCGTGTCCTGGATGGCACCGTCGGCCACGACACTGCGGGACACCGAGGATCTGGCCGAGGCTGAGATCGTGCGCAAGAAGCTGGAAGCGTGCATTTCGATGGTGGTCACAAACGCCAACGACGACGGCGACCCGAGCGGTGTTCCAGCGTTGGCCGGTGCGGAGGATGACAGCGGCGCACCACTGCGGTCTGCGTCGGGCGCGCCGATTGAGCGGATGCAGCCCGGTATGGTTTTACAGGCCCGGCCCGGTTGGGGGGTGGATTTCAACGCACCGCCTGCGAGCGAGGGGCTGGCGGAGCACATGCGCGAGCGCCTTCACGCGATCGCGGCGGGCATCGGCACCACCTATTTCCAGATGACCGGCGATTTGAGCCAAGCGAACTATTCCTCAATGCGGGGCGGTGAGCTTGAGTTTGGGCGGCTGGTCGAGATCTGGCAGGCGGATCTGATGATCACCCAAAGCGGACGCCCGGCGTGGCGTCGGGTGATGGATGCGGCGCGCGTGAATGGTGACCTGCGACTGCCGTTCTCGCCCGTGGCCCAGTGGACCCCGCCAAAGCGCCCGTGGGTCGACCCACAGAAAGACGCAGCCGCTGCAATCATGCAGATCAACGCGAACCTGATTTCTCCGCAGGAGGTCATCGAGCGCACCGGCCAGACCCCGGAAGAACTGATCGAAGAGCTGCGCGCCTGGCAGGAGATGCTGGCGGATGCCGGGATCTCGGCTGGCACAGCTCCGGAGGCGTCACCCGCGCCGCAATCGAAAGGAACAGACGATGCCGCAGACTGAGCAGACCACGACACAGGCCCCCGCAGCGCCACCGCCGCGCACGGCCCCGCGCCAACTGGTGCAGGGTGCGCGGCTGCAAACGCTCGATGAAGCCGCGCGCACGGTCGAGGTCGTGTTCTCGACCAGCGATCTCGTAGAGCACTGGGTCAACCACAACGGCGTTGTGCAGCGGATGCCCACGCGTCTCGTGCTTGAGCAAGGTGCCGGGGATCTGGCGGCCTTGGTCGAGCAAGGCGTGGTTCTGGACTCGCACATGGAGCACGGCGCGCGCTCGGTCATCGGTTCGATCGAAGACGCTTGGATCGAGCAGGGTGTGGCCAAGGCTCGTCTCCGCTTTTCGTCAGTCGAGGATGTCGAGCCGATTTGGCAACGCGTGGTCGAAGGCACCTTGCGCAATGTCAGCATCGGATTCCGGGCGATTGAGCAAGAAGTTCGGATCGAGCAGGGCGGAGACGGGGAGCGCATCGAAGTGATGTATTTCACCCGCTGGGTTCCTTTGGAGATCTCGGTCGTGCCCCGCGGTGGAGATCGTGGAGCCCGGACGCAATCCGCTCAACCCCAAGAGCTTTCCCCGACCGGTGCCACAGCGGCCCCGATCGAAGAAACCACCGAGGCGGCGCCAGCCGCAAACCATCAGCAGGAGGCAAACATGCCCGAACCCATCACTGGCGCCGTCACGCAGGCGCAGCCCCCGGTCGATCAGGCCGCCATCCGTCAGCAGGCCGCGCAGGACGAACGCGCCCGCATCGCGGAGATCCGTCAGACCGCAACCCAGCTTGGCACCACCGACACGCTAGTGCAGAGCGCCATCGATGACGGCACCACCATCGACGCATTCCGTGCCCAGGCCATCGAAGCCTTCGCCCAGGCGGGGCAGTCCGCCACCGCAGGCGTGGGCGGGCCGCGCGCCAGCGTCACGCAGGACGCGACGGAGCGCTTCCGTCAGGGCGCCGCCGAAGGCCTGATGGCCCGTGCTGGCATGGAAGGTGGCCAGCGCAACGAGTTCACCGGCATGACGCTGGCCGAGCTTGCGCGTCAATCGCTGACCGTTGCGGGCGTTCGCTCCCCGTCCGATCGTCGTGACATGGTCGGCCAAGCCTTCGTGCAGTCGGGCGCGCATTCGACCAGCGATTTTGCGAATGTGCTGGCCAACGTGGCGCACAAGGCCGCGCTGCGCGGTTGGAATGAGGCCGAGGAAACGTTCCAGATGTGGACGCGCACTGGCACCTTGACCGACTTCAAGGCCACCAAACGCGTCGGCCTGGGACTGGCTGAAAGCCTGCCCGAAGTGCCCGAAGGCGGTGGATACACCTACGGTACCGTCGGCGATCGGGGCGAAACGATCACGCTCGCGACCTACGGCAAGATGCTGAAGATCACCCGCCAGGCAATCATCAACGACGATCTGGCGCTGTTCTCGACCCTGCCGGGCAAGATGGGTCGTGCGGCCAAGCGCACGATCGGCAACCTCGCTTATGCGATCCTGACCGGCAACCCGACCATGTCGGATGGCACCGCGCTGTTCCACGCCGATCACAGAAACCTTGCGGCTTCGGGCGCTGTGCCGTCGATCACCACCATGGCGGCAGGCAAGACGGCGATGCGGACCCAAAAGGAAAGCGCAACCGGCCCGGCGCTGAACATCACGCCGAAATACATGATTGTGCCCGCTGCGCTGGAAGTCGCCGCAGCTCAGTTGCTGCAATCCGCTGTCGATCCGACCGCCAACAAGGGACACGCATCGAACCCGGTGGCCGGTATGGCGCAGCTGATCGTTGACGGACGTCTCGACGCGGCGTCGGCGACCGGCTGGTATCTGGCCGCTGACCCGAACGCCTATGACACCATCGAGGTGGCCTATCTTGACGGCGTCCAGGAGCCCTACCTCGAAGAAAAGACCGCATGGTCGACCGATGGTGTCGAACTGAAGGTCCGCATCGATGCAGGCGTGGCGCCGCTGGATCACCGGACACTCTACAAAAACGCCGGCTCCTAATCCGGCGTTTGGTAAGTGAGCCCGGCGCTGGCCGGGTTCCCCCATCTTCCCCCCTTTTCGGAGATCTGAGATATGAAAAACTATGTTCAGGACGGCGACAGCGTCACCGTTCCCGCCCCTCGTGCTTTGGCATCCGGTGCTGGTGCGCTTGTCGGCTCGCTGTTCGGCGTGGCCGTGACGGCCGCAGAGTCCGGCGCTGATGTGGTGCTCAAGACCACGGGCGTCATCGATATTGCCAAGACCGCCTCGCAGGCGTGGACGGTCGGTGCCAAGGTGTATTGGGATGATACCAATTACCGCATGACCACCGCCGCCTCGGGCAACACGCTGGTTGGTGTCGCGCTGGCGGCCGTTGGTGGCGGCGCGACCGAAACCATCGGGCGGGTCCGCCTGAACGGGTCGTTCTAAGCGTGTCCGCCTTTTCCGCCGCCATGCTGACCCTGTTCGCGAATGGCGACCTGGCGGTGGATGCGATCTGGACGCCGGTGGCGACCGGCGTTCCGGTCGACTGCCGTGCTGTGCGACGATCCCCGGATCAGGTCGCCGAGTTCCAGGGCATCCGGATGCATGTCCCGACAGACCTGTTCGATGTTCGCCAATCGCAGGTGCCGAACCCGCGTCCAGGCGATGCCTTCGTCTGTGGCGGCGACAGCTTCGTCATTCAAAGCGAGCCAGAGGCCGATGCCGAGCGCCTGATCTGGTCGCTCGACGTTCGCCCCGCCTGATGCCCCGAGGAGATTTCCATGCCCCGCAAGATCCCTGCCTCGACCTCGGTCGAGATCGAAACCTGCATGACTGCCGAGGTCATCGCCGCGCCGGGCCGTAAGCGCGTGTTCCCTGCTGCATGGGCTGGAAAGGTCTCGGCTTCGGTCGCTGACCAACTGCGCGGGCAGGGCGCGCTGGTCGATACGGATCGCGAATCCGAACTGGAAGCCCCGGTCGAAGAATGAGGCGCGCCCGGATCGAAGCCGCGCTTGAGGGAGACCTTGAGCGGTACATGCGCGAGGAGCTGGACCTGGCCAAACGCGCGGTGACCCAAGGTGTTCACCGCCGTGCAACTGCGGTCAAACATGCGCTGCGGGCAGACGTCATTGCAGGTGGCCTTGGGCGGAGACTGTCAAAAAGTTGGCAGCAGGAGAACTATCCGAAGGGTGATACGAGTCTGAACGCCGCGTCATATGTGTTCACGAAGGCTGAGAAGCTGGTGGCGGCGTTCGATGAAGGTGTCACGATCCGATCAGGAAACAGCAAATATCTCGCAATCCCGACGCCTTCCGCGCCGAAGAAGGGACTTAAGGGAGATCGCCTCAGTCCTGCGAACTTTCCTGAACATCGCTATGGGCCGTTGCGCTTTGTCTATGTGCGCAGCGGGACCTCGTTGCTGGTGGTCGATAACCAGCGTGCGGCGAAAAAGGGTGGCTACGCGTTGTCGCGGAACAAGAAGTCTCTCCGGACCGGTAGTGGCCTACATACGGTGCCGATGTTCTGGCTGGTTCCGCAGGTTCGTCTGCGCCGCCGTTTGAATAGCGACAAGATCGAGGCCGCAGCCTTGTCCGGGCTCGCCTCAGAGATCGATGCAGCATTCAACACTCTTTCACGTCGCAGGCTGCGCTGATGCCCAGCCCACATGAAGCCCCCATTTTGGCGCTGTTGGCAGCGATCGACAGCCATGCTGCCAGGGTGATGCGCGAACATGACCTGCCTGTCGCCTGCCCGGATGAGGGATTGATCAACCTGGTGCCCGGCGATTCGCAGGAGGAAGGCGTGCGTCTTGGCGCTGGCACCCGTGAGTGGTCGCGCGAAATCGACTGTGAACTTGTTGTGCGAGGATCAACTGCAGCAGCGCGGGCGGATACGCTGGATGTTGCGCTGGTGTCGCTGTCGGCGCTTGTGCTGGCAGACCGTCAGCTTGGCGGCGCGGTCGACTGGATCGAGGTCGGCGCGCCGCAGCAGACAGATGCAGTGCCCATGCAGGGCGCTGAGACTTTGGCGGGGGCGGTCCTGCCCGTCACCATCTTTTACGAAACCACCGAAAACCCCATGGAGTGACCCGATGCCCAATGCACGCGGAGATCGCGCGAAACTGTTTTCGCGCCGCCAGACCACCTTCGGCACGGCGGAAAGCGCCGCTGCCGGTGCCTTTTACACGCTGCCGTTCTACAGCTACAACGTGACGCCTTCGGGTGAGCTGTCCAATGACGAAGCGATCCGGGGGGATGCCTACCCGGGCGACACCGTCGCAGGCTTGCGCAACCTCTCGGGCGCTCTGGAAGTGCCGATGGGGCTGGACAGTATTGGCTGGTGGCTGGCGCAGCTGCTGGGCCTTCCCACGACCACCGGGACCGGGCCCTATACCCATGCGTTTGTGGCGGCGGCAAACCCTGGCATCCTGTTGGCCACGCACGGCATCACCCACAACGATCTGTCGACGCATTTCACGCAGGACAGTTTGGCCGCGCAGTCGATCGAGATCACAGGTGCGAAGAATGGCCAGCGGCAGCGCGTGACGATGAACATGGTCGGTCGCGAAGAGATCAAGGCTGGTGCCACACTGGATTCGTCGCCGGTGTCCTTCAGCACCGACCCGGTGCCTGTCGGATTTCAAGGCCTGCTGAGCATCGACGGAAGCGAAGCGGCCGGGGTGACGCAGGCCAACCTGACGCTCGCCACGGGGCGCGAGGCGGACCAAGAAGCGATGAACGGCCTTGCCACGGCGTCCGACATCCAGCCGGGCATGTGGGACCTTTCGGGCAGCCTGACCGCACGCTTCCGCGATACCGGGCTCTATGATGCGGCCTCGGCGGGAACGGCGATTGCGCTGTCTCTGGCGTGGCAGATCTCGGCCAACTACAGCCTTACCATTGCGCTGCCGTCCGTGACGCTTGAGCGCACCGGCATCCCGATCGAGGGCCGGGACGTGATCTCGTCCAGCTTCAATTGGCGTGCCAACCGGCCTGCCAGCGGAGATGAGTTGATCGAGGTGACCCTGATCAACGCCACGTCCGACTACGCGAACGCCAGCTGATGGCGCTTCGCCTTGCGCGGGGGCTGTCCGGGCCCCGGCGGATCGAACTGGGCTACGGGGTGTTCGTGTCGCATCGCCCGTTCGGGTATGCCGATCTGCGGGAAGCCGAGGCCACGGCCCAGCGGCTTGCCCGCACGACGGTTCCGGAGCGGCTCGCCTTCGAGGCGGCGCTACATGATGACGAGGATCTGGGGCCGGAACACGACGAGGCGGCGCGCGGCCAGTTCGCGCGGCATCTCGTCAAGCTTCTGCTGCTGCGATTCGGCGCCGGATGGGACGGGGTCGAGGCCGAGGATGGCACACCAGCCCCGATGACCGAGCAGAGCCTGGACGCGTTCATGTCGCTCTTTCCCGGTGTGTCCTCGGTCCTGCATGCTCGTCTGATCGAGCCATGGGCCGAGCTGGAATCGGAGGGAAACGTCTCCGCGCTCTCGCCGCATACCGCTACGGCGGAGGCCTGAATCACTGCGCCGACTGCCGGTCCATGCCCGGCTATGCGTGCGCACGGTTCGGGGGTGAGGGCGCGTGCCCCGAAGACACCCATGCACCGCAGAGCATCGAGGGCCGGGCGCTTGTCGCCGCCGGTCGTGAGATGTTCCACCAGCGCCGCATCGGCGGCGCCGGATACGCCGGGCTCGACATGCCGGCCTGTCTTGAGCTGCTGAAGGCTCAGGGCGTGAATACCCACATCGCGGCACTTTTGCTTCCCTTCTGGGAAAGCGGCCTGCTTGAGGCCGCGGCAAAGCTGCGCGAGCAGGACAAGAGCAAATGAGCAGCACTACCCGGAATTACAAAGTGCGCCTTGCGGCGGTTGGGCAAAAGCAGTTCGACGCCGATCTGCGCGCGCTGGGGGCTTCGGGCGAAAAGAGCTTGCGGCGGATCCAGTCCGCGACCGCCCCGGCCAGTGCGGGCCTGCGCGAAACCGATCTTGCCGCCCGCCAGCTGCGCGGTGGGATTTCCGCTGTCAGCGCCGAGCTTCCCGCCCTGAAGCGCCTTGCGATGTTCATGGGCGGCACGGCGCTGGTCGGGGGACTGGTTGCCTTCGGGCGCGGCTCTCTTGATGTCGGGCGGCAATTCCAGGCGATGATGCAGCGCGTCGAGGCTGCGACCGGTGCAGGTGAGGCCGACGTGTCGCGCCTGGGCGAGGCGGCCAAGAGGCTTGGCGAGACCACGGCGTTCAGCGCCATGCAGGCCGCCGAGGCGATCGAGGTTCTGGCCAAGAACGGCGTGTCGGTTTCCGACACCCTGGGTGGTGCGCTCGACAGCTCGGTGATGTTGGCCAGCGCGCTTGGCGCCGAGGTCGCGCCATCGGCAGACCTTGTGACCGATGTCATGCAGCAGTTTGGACTGACCGCCGCGCAACTCCCCGAGATCGTCGACCGGCTGACCGGCGCCGCGTTCACTTCCAAGTTCGGGTTCGACGATCTGCGCCTTGCGATCGCCCAGGCGGGCGGCGTGGCGGGCACCACGGGTGTCGAGATCGAAGATTTCCTGACCGTTCTGTCCGCGACCGCCTCGAGCTTTGCATCGGGATCGGATGCCGGCACCAGCTTCAAGACGTTCCTGCAGCGTTTGACGCCCGAGTCCGCGAAAGCCGCTGGGGTGATGCAGGATCTCGGGCTCGAGTTCTTCGACGCCCAAGGCAACATGAAGGACATGGCCGACATCGCGCAGGAACTGCAGGACGGCCTGGCCGGGCTTAGCGAAGAGGCGCGCAACGATGCCCTGAAAACGGTGTTCGGCACCGATGCAATCCGCACGGCGGCGGCGCTGGCGTCGCAGGGGGCAACGGGATTGCGCGACCTTGCGGCGGCGATGGGCGAAGTTTCGGCGCAGGAGCAGGCCGAGGTCCGGATGCGCGGGCTTGATGGCGCGCTGAAAGAAGTCGCCGCGGCCTGGGAGGCGTTGCAGCTCGAGTCGGCCCAGAACGGCGGGCTGGACGTGGCCGAAACCTTCGTGCGCCGCCTGACGGATGCGCTCCGCTATCTGACGGAGAATTTCTCCGAGGTCGAAGAGATCGCCGAACGTGTGGGGCAAGCGCTGACAGTTTACCTGGTTGGCAAGGGCATGACGCTGGCGATCGCCAAAGGCGTGGCGATGCGCGCGGCCATGATTGAACTTGCGGCCTCGGTCACGGCCACCGGAACGGCGGCAGGTCGCGCTGTCGGGCCTTTGACCCGGATGGGTGTCGCCGCCCGTGTGCTGACCGGGGTCATGGGGGGGCCGCTTTCACTCGCGATCACGGCGGCTTCGCTGCTGGCCTTTGGCCTCGACACGGATGTCGCTGCGGATGCGGTCGAACGCGCTGATGCCGCCGCGATGAAAGCAGCGGATGCGCTTGATGCCTATCAGGAAGCGTCGAAGCGGGCAGCGGACGAACAGAAGGGGCTTGGCGGCGCTGTTTCGGCAGCCACTCAGGCGATGCTGGATCAGTCGCGCGCCGCGCTCGAGCAGGCGCGGACAGATCTCGAACGTGCCCTGGCGAATGCTCGCGACAAGATGTCCGGGTCAGTGCTGGACGGTGACGGCATCGACGATTTCATCCAGCGGTTCGACATGTTCCGCGACGCGGTGTCCGGAGATAGCCCAGGGCTGCTGTCGGGTCTGCGGGGTGCGGCGCAAAACAAGTTCATGAAGAGCCTTGTCGAGATCGCCGAAGGATTCAGACAGGGTGAGGTTTCGGCGACGGATTTCGCCAGCAGCATGGATGCTCTGCGGGCTGTAGGGCCAGCCTTGGATTCGGTGCGGGATGGTATCGTCGGCATTCTTGAAAGTGGCGAAGACCTGTCCGGCAACGGCAAGCTGTCGCCGCTGGTCGCTGCCGCAGAGCAAGCGGGTTTGTTCAGGGATGAGATCGAGGCAGTGCGCCGCGCGACAACTGAGGCCGATCTGGCCGCTGCCTATGACAATCTTGCCCATGCTCTGACGGAGGCGGCCGAGGCTGGCAAACTTTTACGGTCGGATGGACTGTCTGATTTTCGCGAGAATATAGCGGGGCTCGCTGGCGTCGAGGAGCGCCTCGCCGACGTTAAGGCACGGCTTGATGGGGCGCTCGACACCACCCGCGAAATTTCCGCCGAGCGTCCGTTTGACGAGACGGCGGACAGCGCAAAGGATGCCGCTGACGAAATTGATCGGCTGCAACGTGTTTATGGCCAGTATCAGGCAAGCCGTGCACACAGCGATCAGGTCACCTTCGCAAGCGGCGCGAGCGATGCCGCCAAGAAAGGTCTGCGCGACCTGATTGGCTATGCGGAGGGCACCGACAAGGGGCGCGGGTATAACGAAACGCTTGGGTATGGGGCGTTCACCGGCGGCGATGTGAACCTGGTGTCGATGACGCTGGATGAGATCCTGGCGCTGCAGAAGCAAATGCTGGCGCACCCTGACAACAGCTACAACAGCTCTGCGGTCGGGCGCTACCAGATCGTCTCGACCACGCTTCGCAGCCTGATGCGTGAAATGGGGTTGAGCGGGGGTGAGTTGTTTTCGTCCGGCTTGCAGGACCAAATGGCAGATCGGTTGATCGACCGGCGGGGGCGTGACACGGGCCCGCTGCGGCAAGAATGGCAAGGCCTGAATCGTGTCGATGATGCGACGATCCTTGGGGCCTTTGACCAGGGCGCCGGAAGCCGCGCGGAGTCCGCTTCCGACCGCGTCAGCACCCTTCAGCAGCTGATCGCAGTCGGTGATGAACATCTCGCGCAGCTGCGTCTTGAGGCATCGCTTGCGGGAAAGTCCGTCGAAGAACAGGCGCGCCTGACGTTCCAGTACGAGGCGCTGCAGCGCGCTAAGGAACAGGGCATCGATGTTGACAAGACGCTGGTCCAAGATGGCCGGACGCTGCGACAGGTGATTGACGATCAGGCGTCTGCCTTGGGGCGCTTGGCGGCTGCAGATGAGGCGCAGCAGGCGCTCAAGGATCGGTTGCAGCAGACCGAGGACAGCATCCGGGGTCTGTTTGACAACCTGAAGCCGGGCGGCGCGGGTGAGGAAGCCTTCTGGGATCAGCTCACGAGTATGATCATCGACAAGCTCTGGTCACTTGCCACGGACCCGGTGTGGGAGGCGCTTGCAACGGCGTTTGACGGGTTGGGGCAGGGCGCTGGTGGAGCCGGCGCTGGAAGCTGGGTTGGATCGCTGGTTTCAGGGATCTTTGGCGGGACGCCGGAACGGGCCGGGGGTGGCGGGTTCCGGAACATCGGGCGTGGCGCGGGGCTGCTGGATGGTGTCGGTGGCAAGCGTCAGGACAACCTCATTGCGAAAGTATCGCGGGGAGAATTTGTGCAGCCCGCCTCGGCGGTGGACTTCTACGGCGCAGGCTTCATGGAAGCCGTACGCAATCGTCGCATACCCAAGTTCGCGGACGGTGGCATGGTCGGAGTGGCGTCGACAGCGCCGATGGGCTCATCGTCACAGCGTGGAGATGTCGAGATCAAAGGCGGTGAGCTGACCCTGAGCGATGATGGCAGCATCATGGCGCGCGTTCGCTTTGAGCAGGCTCAGGGCCTGCAGGCAACGTCACGCGCCACCAGCCGCAATTTCGCCAAGCGTGCAGCACAACAGCGGGAGCGCGGCATATGAAGCGCCAGATCGTGACCCTGCCGCTGTCCCTTATGCGGGTGACGTCGATCGATTGGGACATCGACTGGCGCGGTGCGCCAGAGGCTGGACTGACAGACGGCAACACCCAGGTGGTGATGAACCAGGTTCCGCGCTGGGTCGGTCATCTCGACATGACGATGCGGGATGATTGGCTGCGGTCCTGGCGGGCGCATCGCTGGCAGGCGCAGGGGCGCGTCGGGATCTATCGACTGTATATGTTCGACCCTTTGGGGTTCAATTTGCAGGCCATCGTCGGGCGCGCCGTGGCCGAGACCGGGATTCCCTTTGCAACCGGCGAAAGGTTTTCGAGTGGATCCGGCTTTTCGCCAAACGTTTATCTGGAGGCGGCGGCTGCCGCATCTGCAGGGGATACATACGTCACCGTAACCTGCACCGATGCTGACCTGGTGCCAGCCCCCGGCCAGATCATGAGCGCAGGCGACTGGCCCATGGGGGTGGTGAGTGTCGAGGCGAACGGCGACGACACCTACACCCTTGGCATCCAGATGCCCTTGCGCGCCGACATGGCGGCAGGCGACCTGGTGAGTTGTATGGCAACGGGGTTGTTCGAGGTCGACGACGACCTGGCTGGCGCTGCGCCTTACGGAAAGTTGAATCGCAGCGCGTTCAGCGTGTCCTTCCGCGAGGTGCTGAACCGATGACCTTCTTTCCCGGCAATTTCGATCCACGCGATGACCGGATCGGCTTGCTTGATCTGATGGCAATCGACACGCCGGATGGCACGGTGCGGCTGATCATCGGCACCGACGCGGTGTTCCGCGACACGCAGGGCCGCACATGGTACGGCTCGCAACTGTTCAGCGTCGAGAGCATGGAAAGTGCCATCAACGGCGTGGCGCCAGCGGGCACCGCGACGCTTGCCTATTTTCAGGATCCTGCGGCGGGCAACCTGATCACCATGCTCAAGGACAAGGGCGCGGAATACATCGACGGCGAGAACGTCGATTTCTTCGTGCAGCCGATGCAGCACATGGGCGAGTTTTACCGCCCGAGCATTGCGCCGCTGCAATGGTGCCGCCGCACGGCGCGGACGTTGACGTTTTCGCTGTCCGGCGCGGTCGAACGGCGGATCTCCATGGGGTTCGAGGCTTGGACGGAGGGGCGCCGGACGGCCCGGCGCATCGCCTACAACACCGAAGGCCACGCGGCGCTGCTGGGTGGGGTGGCGAACCCGTCGCTGCAATACAAGCCCAACACCGATTTCCAGCGAAACCCGATGTTCCGATGACCGAGATCAGTCCAGAAATCATCCCGATGCAGCCACTGTTTCGGGAGATGAACCGCTGGTCTCGGCTTCCGTTCGTCTGGGGCGAGACAGACTGCTGCACGGTCCTCGGCGACTGGGTGCAGGTTGTGACCGGCCAAGACCCGGCGGCTCATTTGCGCGGGATGTATGCCACGCGCGGAGAGTGCCAGCGCGAGACCGGCTATCTGACTGATCCGGTTGCGTGCATGTCGGGCTGTCTCGACACGATCGGGGGCCTGCCGCGCTCTGACCGGGACATGCGTCCCGGCGACATCGGCGTCTATCGCTACGCCGGGGAACGCTGGGCTTACGGCGGGATCTGGACCGGCGAGCATTGGGCAACGCACATGGACCGGGGCGTCTGTTTCCGCGCCGCACGCGCGGTCGAGGTTCTGGCATCTTGGGGGGTCGGCTATGCGGCGTGATTTCCGCCAGACAACCGCGCTGTCAGATCCGCGCGTGTTCCAGCCGCAAGTTGCAGGCTTTGCCTTCGGCGCGCTTGGTGGCACGGCGGCGGCGGGGGCGTCAGCTGGATTTGCCGCGGGGGCGGCAGCGGGGGCGACGTTCGCAGCCTCGACCTTCGGCGGCATCGTGGTGCAGGCCACGCTGAGCATTGGCTTGGCAGCGGTGGCGGCGGCCCTTCAAGGCGCGCCGAAGGCACCGAAGCCGTCTTCCTCAATGGTCAGCTACACTAACCCAGTATCCTATGCGGAATGGTGCATCGGCACCGTGCGCAAGGGGGGCATGCTGGGGTTTGACGGCGAAAAGAACAAATACCGTCACCAGATCACCGTGCATTGCGCGCATCCGATTGAGGCATTTCTTCAGACTTATCTGGACGAGATCCCCGTGACCTATAACGGCATCGGGGAGGTATCCGGCGGGCCGGGTGGCTATGCCTATGTCACTGAATTGCCCGGCGAGGCGGGGCAGACCTTGCCAGCCCGCATTCGGGATGATTTCGGCCCCGGCTCGGACAAGGAATTGACAGACGCGCATGATTTTGTCGGGCTGGGCTGTTCCTACTTTCGGGGCAAGCGGGTCTCGACCGAAGAGGTGGCCGACCGCTACCCGACGGGCCGGATGTGGGTGGCCACGCCGATCTTCAAGGGGCTGAACACCATCTACGATCCGCGCAGCGACAGCACCGGCTGGACCGACAATTTCGCCCTGGGGTTTGCGTGGTGGCTGACCGAACGCATGGGCGTTTCAGTCGATTGGGATGATGTTGCGATAGAGGCCGACGCCTGCGATGTGCCGATCACCGATCGCTATGGCGTGACCCGCGCCAAATGGCGGCTCAACTGCACCCTGTCTGACGATCAGGATTTCGAGACGCAGCGCGCCATGCTCTGCGCGGCGGCCGACGTGTTCCTGTACGAGGGCATCGACGGCAAGGTCGGGTTCAAGGTCGGGCGCTACAGCGCGCCGACCGTCACCCTGACGGCGCGGGATTTTCTCGAAGTGCAGATGACGTCGGGGCGATCTGGCAGTTCTGCCCCGACAGAAATCGTGCCAGAATATATCGAGCCGGACAATGTCTACCGGGAATGGTCGACCGGCACATGGGTGGTCGGGCCGGGCAACCAGACCAAGCGCGACACGCCACAGCTTTACGCGGTGGACAACCACAACCAGGCGATCCGCATCGCCAAGCGTCTTGGCACCATCAGCCGCGCCGAATGGCAGCTGAGCGGCGGCATCGGCGCTATTGGTTATGAGTTGATCGGCGAGCGTTTTTTCCGGTTCCAGCATGCCGAGCTGGGCATGGACGAGGTGTTCGAGGTCTCGACCCTGCGCCGCGAAAGCGTCGGGACGTGGAGCATCGAGGCCGTGAGCGTGACGGCGGCTGATTTCGATTTTGACAGCGCGACAGAGGAACCCGCGCGCCCAGAGATCGACGTGGAAACCTACACGGCAATCTCAGTGGATGACGTGACCGGTGTCTCCGCAACGTCGCCCAGCAGCGGTGTGTTGCGCGTGGATTGGGACACGCAGGATGACCTGTACGACCAGGAGGTGATTTACACCCGGCAGGCCGATGGCGAGGTGTTCTACGCCACATGGGACGCCTCTGATTACACCGAAATCAGAGGGCTGGAATCGGGCGATGTCTACACGGTCCAGGTGCGCAACACATACGGGTCGACCAAGGGCACGGCATTCCCAACGACGCCGATAGAGGTGACCATATCAAGCGCAGCAGCACCATCGCCACCCGATGCACCTGTCATCAGCAGTACAAGCGCCGTGACTGGCGAGGTGTCTTTCGTTGGAACCGCGGCGGCAAGGTCATCGTCCATCCGGGTCTACATGGCTGCAACGGATGATTTCAGCGCGGCTACTGCGCTGACGCCCCTGAAACCTGTCGGAGCCGGGGCTTTCGAATTTACGATCAGCACCGACCCGGACCCGACCGGATATTACTGGCTGGCTGCGTTGTCCTCGGATGGCAGCGAAGGGCCGGTCTCAACTTCCCAATATCTCACCATATCGTAAGGAGCGCGGCTATGACCTCGCAAAGCATCGAGGCCGACCTCTGGTTGGGCTCCCCCCCTTCGCCGCAACATCAGCCCGACCCCTCGCGGATCGTCACCTGGGCAGAAGGTGTCGGCGTATCGAAGACCTGCGCGGATTTTCTCGCATCGGCGTACGTCTCGCTTGGCGTCGGCGCCAAAGCGCAAACGGCGGAGGGCGTCGTATTTGAAGCCATGGAGAGCGGTGCCAGTGAAATCAGCTCGACGAACCTGGGGGGATACCACGCCCTCGTAAACGGGACGCCGTTCAAGGCGCTCCCCGGTTCGAGGGGGTGGGATGTGCGTGCCTTTGGGGCCAAGCTGGACGGGATCACGGATGATTCCTTGGCGGTAAAGCGGGCGCTTTGGGCAGCAATCGGCGCCAAGAGATCGCCCCGTGTTGGAAGCAATGACGTGGTGCCCAATGTTATTTTCTTCGCAGGCGGTGAGTGCCGAATCGCCGAGCCCCGAGCCCTGATGGGCGAGGTCGGGGCAGGCCGGGCCATGGGGCTTACCTATGAGGGTGGTGCGACCGGCACCACCATCCATTTCGATCACGATGGCGAAGATTACCTCTGCTACAACCCCAACGAATTCCTGTTCGTGCGATTTCGAAACCTGCGCTTTACCGCCAACAGCGACAACGCGCGGTTCATGTTCGTTGACGCCAGCGGTGGCGCCCAGGATGTCCTGTTCGAGAACTGCAACTGGAACGGCACCTGGCAGAAGCTGTACCGGCTGGAAGGGGGCAACAACAATTCCGAATGGCGCTGGTCGAACTGCGCAATCACCGCGACCATCCGCGATACCGTGCTGGATATTCCTGTCGAGGGGTCGGACCAGTTTCTCAACTACTGGGCCACCAACTGCAAATTCTGGCTGTATGACGGCCAGTTCCTGCGGGCACGCAAGGGCGGACATTTCCACTTCGTCAATTGCGACTGGTCGGGTCACAGCCCGGGCATGACATTGAACACGTCCACCAAGGGTGCGCCACTGTTCGAGCTTCTGGGAAACGATCATGCGCGCGGCGTGTGTAGTATGTCGGTGACCGGCGGGCGCGTCGAGCACAAGAACCTTTTGTCAAAGCTGATCTACTGCGAATGGAACCAGGGCCATGTGAGCTTTCGGGACTTTGACACCGGTGCTGTCATCCCGGCTGGATACGAGAATGTCACCACCGCGACATTCGTATCGGGCAATGACCGGGGCGCGAATACCACATTCGACGCCTGCACGTTGATCGGCAAGCACGCATACAGCAACGGCGCGGCGAGTTATGGATACACCCACAATTCAGAATACCGCCTCTGTGACGTGATGCATGGCACGCCCGACGAATTCTTGACCTTCACGCGCGGAATCGTCGGCGGTACGTGGCTGGTCACGTTGCGTGGCTGCCGGACTTCGACCCAGTCGACTGGCAATGTTCTGACGGTTTGGAACGCGGTCTATGGCAGCAGATATGCCCGAAACAGCGGGCAGGCAGAGACCACGTTCATTTTCCGTGACCCGATCGGCGCAGGCCAGCCTTTAGGATCGAACACCCTACGAGCGATCCTGCCCGCCGGGTCGATGATTACCGGCGTGAAGATCGTGAACCCGGGGGTTCCGTACACGAACAGCTACACCGTCAACTGGCAGCTGCGGGACGGCGCGGGAGCGCTTATCGCCGAGACCGGCGATCATCCCTTCAACACCGCCAATCACACGTTCATGCCCCACGCCTACGTCATCCCTTCGGGCGCCGAGGAAATCTATTTCTCTGAGGCACACGGCGCAGCGACGGTTCAGGGGCGCACATATTGTGCGGTGACTTTCATCTGCTGATCAGTCCCCTACGACAGCCTGAACCAAAACAACGGGCAGAGCTTCATACTCTACCAGTACCACCTGATCGACGTCGCAGCATCCGGCAAGACCTATGCCGAGCTCGATGCAGCGGACGCCGCTGCTTACGCCGAGTTCTTTGGGGAAGGCGGGCGCGGCAACGGGGACACGCGGACGCTCGACATGACGCAGTCCCCTTGATTCATGTCCCGATCCGCGCTGGCGCGCAGTTCGGGAGTGCTGCACTTACGAAAGGAGGGCGCGTCTGATGCCTGACCGATTTGTGACGATCCTGTCCAAGCCGATCGAATACTGGATCCTGATCGTCGCCATTGCAGCCTACCTGATCCGGGGCGGCGCGGCTCTGCCGTGGTGGTCGAAGCTGACCAATGGGTTGATCTCTGCCGGGCTTGGCGTGGCGTTATCAGATGCCCTCGCGCCCTGGACCTTTGGCGACGAACGATGGGCGGTTGCGATCATCATGCTGGCGGGCACATCCGTGATGACGATCATATCCACCATGTTCGGCGACCGGGAGTTCTGGCGCACCGAGGGCCGCGCGATCCTGCGCGACTATCTGCGCAAGCGGGTCGGCATCGACCCGGTCAAAGACAACGCCGATGTCGATTGAGCGTCTGCAAGCTGCGGCGCGATCAACGCGACGCAACATGATGCTTGCCGCGATGATCCTGCTTGCGGGCATCGCATGGGCCGAACGGCGCAAGATCACCGAAAGCCGGGCGTGGCGGGATGTCCGCGGGCTGACCCCGTTCCACAACGTGACCGTTGATCGCGCAGAGGTTCAGGGCTCCGATCTGCGGGTCTGGGGCGGACTGGAAAAGCGGCGCTGCGAAAAGATCGGCCATGTCGCCTACACCAGCGCCGCCGGTGGCCAGCGCTTTGTCGCGGGGTTCCGCAGCGAAGAACCAAAGGAAACGCCCGATGACCGGCCGCCCGTGGCCGGGCCGCAAGCGTTCGGGCCGTGGGTCTTCACGGCGCTGTACGGGGCGCCGGACCATGTAAGTTTCTGGGCGCTGCACCGGTGCCCCGAGGGCATCCAGTACAATCTGGTGTTCAGGATCCCATGGGCGGATCGCCGCCCCTGAGCCCTCCGACACATCCCCCACCTATCGACACCCCGCCCGGCCATCGCGCCGGGCTTTTTCATGGGAGACGACCATGCCGATGAACCGGATCGTCTGGCACCACAGTGCCGGCACCTACACCCCGAGCGATCTTGACCGCCAGCATTACCACCGCCTGATCGACGGAGACGGCAGGCTGCACGACGGCCTGCACGCGATCGCTGACAATGCCCCCGGCCGCAGCATGGCACCGGGCAGCTACGCCGCGCACACCCGCGAGCTGAACACCGGCAGCATCGGCCTTGCGATCTGCGCCATGGCCGGCGCGGACTGGGGTGACCCGGCCAGCTGGACCCATCCGGTGAGACCCGCCCAGGTCTCCGCGCTGATCGCCGAAACGGCGCGTCTCTGCGGCCGCTACGGCATTGTGGCCACCCGCCGCACCATCCTGAGCCATGCCGAGGTCGAGCCGACGCTGGGCGTCTGGCAGCGCGGGAAATGGGATTTCGACTATTCGCTGACCGGCGGCAGCACGGCGCGCGATCCGGTTGTGGTCGGAGACGAGTTACGCGCGCGGGTGATCGAGGCCGTGGACTATGCGCCGGCGGCGCAAGACTACCCGACGCGCGAAACGATTCGGCAGGGTTCGGTCGGACATTTCGTCCGTGATGCACAGGCTGCGCTTGGCGTTACGATCGACGGCATGTTCGGCCCCAAGACCCGCCGCGCCGTGGTCGAGTTCCAGGCGCGGCACGAGCTGCTGCCAGATGGCGTTGTCGGCCCGATGACCTGGGCGGCCCTGCTGTGATCCGCGCCACCCATTACCGCGACCGCAACGCCTTCCTGGGCGACCGCACGCCGGGATCGGTCTGGATCGCGGATCCGAATCCGGACGGCAGTCAGGTCTGGCTGCATTTCTGCCCCTGCGGCTGTGGCGCCAAGGTCCGCCTCAGGATCGGCAACGGCTTCAAGCCAAAGCATGGGCCGAGCTGGTGCTGGAACGGCAGCATCGCCGCGCCGACTCTGGACCCTTCCGTCAACTGGGAAGGTCACTGGCACGGCTGGATTCGAGATGGGGACTGGCGCGCGTGCTGATCCCCGTCACCGACTGGCGCCTCTGGTTGGCGCTCTCCGCGGCTGCGCGCCGCATCACCCCCGAAAGGAAAGACCATGTACGGAACGAAAAGCCCTCTGGCCTCGGTCACAATCTGGGGCTCGATCATCGCGATCGCGCCGCAAGTGCTCAGCCTCGTCGGCATCGAGATGTCGCAGGAACAGGCCACCGGCATCGCCGCGCACGCTGACGCGATCATCACGGCCGTGGGCGGCCTCATCGCGATCTACGGTCGCGTGCGGGCAAAGTCGACCATCGGCAAAAGCTGATCCCCGGATCCGGGCACATGCCCGGTGACGCCCGCGACCGTGCCGCGCGGTCGGGCCCCTATCATTCAGCGGCAATGAAAGGTCGCGACGTGCCCAACACGTCGGTCTGTTTCCAGCGCGTCGGGGTGGTTCCCGGCGCGCATCTATGGGCCGGTGAGCGCCGCCAAAAGGACGTGTCGACCTCGCGCCGTGTTAGTCGGCCCGCGCACCAGAACTGA